ACTTTAAGTACACCACCGCCATCAAGAAGATTCGGGCGATGACCGCTCGCAAGAAGGTGATACAGGGCGGAACGAGCGCATCCAAAACCTTCGGCATCCTTGCGGTGCTGATTGACCACGCCGCTCGCCATCCCAAGTCGGAGATTTCGGTGGTCAGCGAATCCGTCCCTCACCTACGACGGGGGGCGATTAAGGACTTCGCCAAGATTATGCAATGGACCCACCGTTGGGTTCCCGACAGGTGGAACAAGACCCTCCTGCAGTACAACTTCGCCAACGGGTCCACGATTGAGTTCTTCTCCGCTGATTCGGAAGCACGCCTCCGTGGGGCAAGGAGGCAGATACTCTACATCAACGAGGCCAACAACATCGACTTCGATTCCTACTACCAGTTGGCCATCCGTACCAGCCAAGAAATCTACATTGACTTCAACCCCACCCACGAATTTTGGGCGCATACGGAAGTCTTGCCCGAAACGGATGCGGAGTTTCTAATCCTCACCTACCAAGACAACGAAGCGCTTCCCGACACCATCCGCAACGACATCGAACTGAATCGCACCAAGGCCGAAACGAGTGCCTACTGGGCCAACTGGTGGAAGGTTTACGGCCTCGGCCAAGTCGGGACGCTACAAGGGGCTATCTACGGCGATTACACGGTGGTTGAGGGTATAGACCCATCCACGATGAAATTCGTCGCCTACGGCCTTGACTGGGGGTTCAGCAACGACCCTACGGCCTTGGTCGCCGTTTACCGCAGGGGGGACGACCTGTTCGTCCACGAACTGCTCTACCATCGGGGCTTGACCAACTCCGATATTGCCACCCGACTGAAAGAGTTCGGCATCACAAGGGCGTGGGAAATCGTGGCCGATTCAGCAGAACCGAAGTCCATTGAAGAAATCTACCGCCTCGGATTCAATATCAAGCCCGCATCCAAGGGGCCCGATTCGGTCAGGCAGGGTATTGACATCGTGAAGCGGTTCAACCTTCATGTTACAAAAGATTCCACCAACCTGATTAAAGAACTCCGCTCATACACTTGGGCCACCGACAAAGATGGGCGGGATACAGGGGTCCCGATTGATTCCTACAATCACGCCTGCGATGCCCTGCGATATGTGGCCCTCAACAAATTGGCCGTCAGCAACTCGGGTAAGTACTTGGTGGTGTAACTTTGGGGCATGAACCTCGAATCCCTCCTTGACCTCGCCTTGGCCGTCGGTCGGGTCGTGCTGGCCTTGGTCTTCATCGGCTGCATCTTAACCCTCCTATTCACCCAATGAAACTCATCCACTACTACCACATCTATTGCGGCGGAGGCGGCCAATGGCAACTCATCATGCACCAACACATGATGGCTTTGTGTAACTACGGGCTGATTGAACAGTTGGACGAGATTCGTGTCGGCATCGTCGGCCCTCCCGACCAGCGGAAGGTGGTGAAAGAAATCTTGGACAATTCGCTCGTGGCGGCAAAGATTAAGGTGGTGGTGACCCGCACAAACGCATGGGAGCAAGCCACGCTGACCGAGATGTACCGAGCGAGCCAAACCGAGGATGCCGCCTACCTGTACGGGCATACCAAGGGCAGTTCCGACCCGAGCCTGATAAACCAACTTTGGTGCAGGTCTATGGTGTTTTTCAATATCGTCGCATGGGAGCGGGCCATCGCAGAACTCGCCAATGTGGACTGCGTGGGAGCCTACTGGCTGACCAAAGAGGAGTTTCCCCAAATCGCTGACCACAACAACCCCGACGGCTACCCCTACTTTGCGGGGAACTTTTGGTGGGCAAAGTCATCCCACATTCGGGAACTCGGAGAACCGCTCCGTGAACACCGCTACCAGGGGGAGCATTGGATTGGGAAGAAACCCAACACGGTTGTCTTTGACCCCAACCCAGGTTGGCCCGACCCAAGTAAATTCGTCATCACATTCTAACCATGAAGCAGAAACCCGAAGAAATCCTCAAAGGCTTGGACTACGGCCACATCTACACAACCGATGTGACCCACATCCTTGAAATCCACAACACCGCCAAGAACCACGCAAAAGGGCGGGCCTTGGAACTCGGTAGTTACCTCGGACACTCAACGCTTGCTATTGCAATGGCGGGCCTTGAAGTCGTCGTGTACGACACCGATACCAGCGTAGAAGACAAGCGTAAAGCCCTGCTGAAGGATTACAAGGTGGAGTGGCACAACGCCCCATCCAGCGAAGCCCTCAACGAGCAGCGGTACTTTGAGTTTATCTTCCATGATTCCGACCACGGTGACGGGATGATTCCCGAAATGGTGCGGCTATTCAACGAGCGGCTACTCAAAGGCGGCACGATGATGATTCACGATGCCGAACTGCTGACCATCCTCAACCTGTTGAGCCAACTGGAACCACACGAACACAAGAGCAGTTGGGATGGAAGGGGACGGCAAATGCTCACCATCATCAAGAAACTATGACCCCCAAAACCTTTATTTTTTGCCACGATGCCGATGTCGTCAAGGACTGCATCAACGGGGGACGCTTTGACTTGTTCGACGACTTCCGTTGGGTTATGCTTGGCCCAAGGGACTTTTCAAGCATCGCGTCCATCCCGGGTCTAATCATTGCACGGGACTTACCCGACAACATTGAGCATCACCGCAACCTTGTCGCTTGGACAGGATGGTACGCTTTGGCCCGCAACGGTTACATCCAAAAGGGGGACATCGTGAACCTTTTTGAGTACGACATCACCTACAACCAAGGCCAATTTCGCCAACTGCCTCAATGCGGGTATTTTGAAATCCCCGTGGATGTGGTCCCTTATTGGGGATGCGGAAACAACTTTGAGCCACACATCAAGACCTTGACGGGCAAAGGTGCGGGTGAGTTTTGGGCCGAAAGCGTCCCCGTGACTTCCAACTACACGCTCGTTTGGGACGATGCCCACCTTCAACTAACCTTGGACTGCATCACCAAAGGCTTGACCGAATTGACCTATGTGGGTCATGTCCTTGAGCGGGCATACTCGCAGCACTTCGTCGGCATCCCCATGCAGGTGGGTGCATTCAAGCACGCCTTCGCTAACTCCCACGGGTTCTAACCATGCACCTGGTCGGCATCAACTACGCAACCGCCGAATACTGGCCCGCCGCAAGGCAACAGGGAATGTACTATCCCTTTCCTGTCACAACGGTGACCGACGAGAAACGACCAGGCAGGGGCAACGATTGGTGGAGGTGGAAGCCGAAAATCATTTTGGACGCTCTGCTGGATTTGCAAGACGACGAAGCCCTGCTTTACCTTGATGCCCAAGATGTCCACACGGACGAGTGCTTTGACTTTGCAAAGCGATGGCTGACCGACAACCCCATCCTCCTGCACCAAAACTTCCACAACCACATCTCCTACACCAAGGGCGATTGCTACGCATTGATGGACTGCTTGCAGTTCTTCAACGAGGGACCGATGCAGTTGGAGGCAGGGTTCTTGGGATTACGCAAGACCGAGGCCAATATCGCCTTGATGCAAGAGTGGTCCAAGTGGCTTGCGGTTGATAAGGTCGTTAACGATGACCCCAGCGAATACCCGAACCATCCGTCCTTCATTGACCACAGGCACGACCAAAGTGTCTTGACCAACCTTGCCCTACTGCACGGCCTTCCGATGGTCGTGGTTCCTTCCGTACATTGCAACGCAAGACCGAAACTATGAAACTCCAAGACCTGACCATTGACCAGTTCCAACGCATCGCTGCGCTGGAGTTCAGCCCTGTGCTGACCGATTACGACAAGCGTGCAGGGGTCGTGGCGATAGTTGAGGGGGTGGATGTATCACTTGTCCGAGAAATGCCCGCCAAGGGGCTTACAAAGCGTTACAAGACCATCATAGCGGAGTGGAACGAGTTACCTGCCCTTGGGTACAAGCGGCGGTTCAAAGCAGGCGGCAAGTGGTGGATTCCGACCGTGTTCACGGATGAACTCACGGCGGGTCAACTGATTGACCTAATGGACACCGACACCACGGACGAAAAAAAACTCGTCCAAAACCTTCATCGCATCATGGCGACCCTTTGCAGGGAGGGCGGGTTCATGGGATGGTTCCCGAAGAAATACGACGGGGCTTCGCACCAAGAGCGGGCCGAACTGTTCAAGTCCCACGCCAAAATCGGGGATGTTTGGGGGGTGGTCAGTTTTTTTTTGCTAAGTTCCGAAAGTTACTTGAAAGTTTTGAGCGACTATTCCAAGCACCTGACGAAGGGGATGCAGGCCCAGTAACCAACCCCCTTGCAGGCTACGGTTGGCTGATGGTCGTGTGGAGGATGGCGAACAAGGATGTGCTGAAATTTGATGCCATCTTTGCGATGAAGGCGGTGGAGTTCTTGAACTACGCCCTGCTGATTCACGACATTTTGGAGGCAGAACGCCAAGAGGCAGAGCGGATGCGGCGTAAGTAGGACACTTTGCTGGGCGGGTTACATTTACCAGCATGGAGTTTGATGTATTCGTAGGCGGGTCAGGCAAGAAACTGACCGACTTGCAGAAGGAAGCCTTGGCCGACTTCGGGGTAAGCCTTGCGGATGGAGCGATTGAGAACAAGTCCTACGCCTTGGTCACGAAGTGGCTGGAAGGGGTAGTCAAATTAGCCAAGCAAAACCTCGCAAATTCAGGGGCTATTGCCAGCGATTCCTTATCTGCCAGCATTGACTTTGAACCCATCACGCTCACCGACACTTCCTTCGTTGTCGCTATTGTCGC